AAGTATTCTTTCCCGTATAACCCATCAGCGAAGTGATGGTGCAGATCACATTCCACCCGGCGCTCCTTGCGGCTGTCCTTCCATCAGTGCCTGCTGCTGTCCTGCCATCGCCAACGCGGCCTGCTGTTGCAACATCATCTGCTGCTGACGCTCCATCAAGAAGCCACGCTCTGCCGCTGTATTTCTCACAGATGATGGAATGCCCAACTTGTCGCCAATGTAGTCGATCAACTCGCCTGTCTTAACTGCCAGCATTCCCTCCTGACCCATTGTAGAGGTAAGCTGCATGAACTGAACGATGTTGTTGATCTCCTCCATGTTCTGCGCCATTGCCAACGGAGCCACAGGGGAGACTTTGATCTCCAGACCATTGACCTTCAGTGGCATATTGACCAAGCCACGCTCGTCCATGACCTGCAAGATACGAGCAACCAGCGGAATCATCGTCTCGTTAATCAGACGACCAAAGGCAGAGCCAAGGTTTTGGGCTAGTTCCTTCATACGCTCTACCACCTCAGTAGCAGAACGTGCCGACATATTGTCTGGTGGCAGGGACTCATCTAGCAGAGTACGCTTGATATTGGCACGAAGGTCGTTAATGACGATCTGGCTGACATTAAAGTCACCCGCACGAGGCAAAGCACGGAGTGATTCACCCTGTGGGCCACCGTTACGAGCTACTGGGATAACCGCACCCGGCACAATCTTGACTGTCTGAGGATTCAACACACCATCGTCAGCAGCGGTGTAGACACCAGCCACAGCCAAGGAAGCATTCTTCAGTAGCAACTCAAGGGTTTTGTTCAGTGTCTTGATGTCTGGCATTGCTGTTAGCAACGGGCCACGACCGTAGACCTCTCCTGCAATCTTGGAGTAGCGGCTAATGACCCAAGGAGAGGACAGCATACGGCGGTAGACGACTTCCTCTTTTGTCTTTACCTCGATAACGTGGTAGCACCAATCGCCACGTTCTGCGTCATAGATAGTGGCCTCCAGCAGATCAATGTCTTCTGTTGGCTTGCTGTCAATCATCTGCTCCAAGTAGTCAGAGAATACAGCGTCTTTCCATTGCTGCTGGATGGCCTCTGCTTTCATACGCATACGGCGGTAGATCTTGTCTACAGTACCGTTCGCGCCTTCCTCATACGACACGAGGAACATGGGAACCGGCGTAAAGTTGATAGGCGAGATGTCATCGCCCGGCTGCACCATCATGCAGGCTGTGCCAACTGCTAGATCCAGCAGGAACTCACCAATAGCAATGTCGAAGTTCGACTGCTTGATGACTGCAAACATCTTCTCCATGTACACATCCATGATAGCCTGTGCTTGGTCACGCTGCTCAACAGGTACATCGGTGCCGGGTTCTAGCCTGCACCACTTACGCTGTGGCGGGAAGATGCCAGACTGAAGACGATTGGCAAACCGCTGAGTTGAGTTGATGGCTGTCGAGTCAAAGACCCGCGTCATCTTCTTAGCGCCCTTGGAGTTGCCGTCGTAGTAGCCGTAAAGCTGGCGTTGTGGCAGGGCAAACTCATAAGCATCGGTGTACAAGGACTCAAACAGATCCTTGTCTCGTTGCGCTTTCTCGGCACGGCGTAAGATCTCATCCGTCGGCATCTTCTTGCCTTGGTAGACCTTGCGGCGTGTACCCTTCATGTAGGACATCTCAGCCATTATTTCAGCCTTTCTTTCATTAGCATTGAGCGATCAGCACCACGTTGTGTCGGCATTGCATTTTTAGTGGACTCTTTCTTAGCAGACCATTGCCTTGCTTGGTCAAAGGTTGATAATCCAATATCATCAGGGTCTTTGTTGTACTGCCGCATAAAAAACTCTTTCCACGCCGTCTCATGTTTTGGAGATTTCAGCATCTTATCTCCAGCAGACGAAGGCCAATGAGGTCTGTTGTCGTGTTTGCTAATAACCTCTTTTACACCAGCCTTCCATGCCCCACGATAATCGTAGTCGTTCTGTTGAGACAACATATCTATAACTTTGTTGTTGTCTAATTTTTCTGGTTTAAGATTATTCTCCGCAGCAATATCAGCCTTTATGGAGTTAAATAACTTTGTACCTTGAATCCAAGTGCGAAACTTGGCCTCTTCAGCAGGAGCTAAAGTAGTTGGCTTCCAATCTTGGGAAGAAAAGTTCTGATATTCTTTTATCCAATCAGCCATTTTCTCTCTCCAGCTTGTACTTATCCAGTAAATTCCTGCCCTTTGCAGCCAACCGTCTTGCAGCACCAGCGGTTCTCGGCACAGGCTCACCCCATGCGTTCGCAGCTAATGCCAACCTTGTTGGATCACCATCTTCATCGACCAGTGGGCCACTTGGATTGGTGTAAAACCGTGTTAAAAAAGATCCTTTGCGTCTTGCTTTCTCGCCTGACGGAGACGATTCCTTGACTCCCGGCTGAAGATTCTTACTCTCGCCTGATGCCTCAAACTTGCGTCTGCCAGCCTCAGTCAAACCGCCTTCAGGATCTTTGTATTTACTCATCACTTCCCTCTAGCCGCTGCCATATTGTCGATTAAGTTTGGGTACGGACGACCAGCTTTCTGCGCTCGACGCATAGCCATACGCTTCTGCGATTCGCTCAACTCTTTGGGCTTGCCTAAGTCTTTTGGCCTTGGCTGATCCCAAACTTCTTTCTTTGGCTTGTCCATTATTCGTACCACTCCAAGGCTAGATGTGCTGCGTGAGCAACACCGTTTACGTTTGTCAGTCGAAACAAGTAAGTTGTCAGTGGTTTTAAGACGTACTCAAGTGATCCTGCATCGCCGCCACCTGCCTTCTTGCCTACACCGCCGGGAATAATCTGCCCGTCAAGCTCCGTACCTACTGCGGTCACTGTCGGGGCAAAGACCATCGCAACTTGGCTTGGATTGCTGACTGCATAATTCCTGTTTCTGCTAATCGGCGTAAATGGTGTGCCACCACTGGTCGTCGAACCCTCGTAAATGTACAGTTCTGCGTCACCCAAGCACAAAGCTTCAACCATCAAATGAGGTATTACGCCTGCTGGCGAGGCCATTGCTATGTCGATGCTGGCACCAGCGGCTAGTTTTGCGCTAACTGGGTACATCTTGTAGGCAAAGAATGCTCTGCCGTCGTGGTTACGCTGGTGGTTCACGTCCACCATAATTGATGGTGCATCAGCACCGGCAACGACGTAGTTGCCAGCGTTGTTCTTCTGAACCTGCGTGACGAACCGGGACTTGGTTGTCAGCGATTCAAGGGTGACTTCGGTGACTGCCATCAATCATCCTCGTCTTCGTATTCATCTTCAGGCATATCCATCTTGCCGGGCTTCTTCTTGCCGTGTGCTTTTGCCAGCATTTTCATTGCTTTGCGTTTAAGCGCCAAGTCTTTTGCCGACGGCAGCTTTTCTTCTTCTTCGTATTCTTTTTGCTCAATTGTGATGGTGAGTGGCATGATTAACCTTTCTGTTTAGTTGCCTTACGAGCTTCCGAAAGCGCAATCGCTTGAGCCTGTTTAGGATCCTTAACCACCGGGCCACCTTTTCCAGAATGTAATGTGCCAGACTTGTATTCACGCATCACCTTCCTTACTTTTTTGTCGAACTTGTCCATTAAAGCGTGACTCCTTTGGATAGCATTGGTCTTGATTGCGATCTGCGTCCTGTTGCTGCCAGCCGTGATGCCTTACGTTCTGCTACTTCTCGCTGGAATCCTTCTTCTAATGCCTCGCGCTTTTCCTGCAAAGCAGACAAACTTTGTTCTCTGCCTGTTGTTTCTGGTGGTGTTGGTGCTTGCTCAGTAAACTGACCGGGGAATGGTTTATCTCGCTTTAGCACAATGTCGTAAGCCATATCAGGCGTTCTGCCTTTATTGGTCTTGACCTCACGACCGATGCTCTCAATGCTCCAATCTTGAAGCTGGTTGTAGTTGACCATGCCCTGACCGGGCATATTTAAGTCATAGCTACCTGCTCGGAAGTTATACTTTGCGCTTGGGACTGTCATGCGCTCATACGGATCTTTCTGGTACTGCTCGATCATTGCGCGATAGTCTTGCAGACGCTTTTGGTAGTCGGCAGATTTCTTCTGGAAGTCTTCCAAGCCTGACGGAGAACTGGTAACTCTTTCCATTTGCTTTGCAACGTCGGAGACATCTTGCTGGTACTGTGTCGCCAAGCGGGATATGTCGCGCTGCCTTGCTGTAGGTTTCTTAGCCATGTCAGATCCCCGTGCCCATGCCGAGTGTTCCGAGTTCTGGTGTCAGTCGCTCATCAGAGAGTAATGCACGTTGACCGCCACGCGCTCTGGCTCGCATTTTTGAGGATTCTTCCTGTCCCATACGGCGACGTTCGTCCTCAAGTTCTTTGGCGATACGGGCAGCTTCGGCCTCCATTGCGCCCTTTTGCTCTGCGTATCGAGCTGTCTCAGCGGAGAGTCGTTCCTTAGCGATACTGGTTTGCTTTTGCTGCTCCAGCAGTTGAGCATCAGCCGACTTTTGGGCTGTGGCAGCTTCTTGTTGTGCTAATTTACGGGCTTCATTAGCAGACTGCCTTGCTTTATCGGCCTGATATACCGAACCTACCAACATGGCGGCTGAAATCCAGAATGGCATACATCCTCCTTAACAAAACTTTGAGGGAATTGTATGCTTTTTACCCGACTATGCAAGCGTCATGCTATCTTGGCGATAGCAAAATCTTAGGCAAAGATGTCGAAGTCGGTATTGGCTACGCTTTGCTGGATAAATTGACCGTTGGAACCCATAGGATTCTTGGTCATTCTGCGGTGTTCGCCCCCTCCCAGCAGCAGGTAGCCAAAAGCATCGCCAACGTGGGAGTGTTCGTTCTTGTTTGGAGCGTCTCGGAAGCGTTCTTGACCAGCGCCAACTGAGATCCGCTTGAAGTGGTAGCCGCCAGCCAAGGATTTCCGCAGTAGCTTGCAGGACTTGTCAACTATCAAGCCGGGTTTTCCTTGGATTAGGCGCTGCATTGGGGCTGCGGCTGCTTCCCGGCGCACTTTAAAGTCGTTACTTGGCGTAGGCTGGGCGCGTAAACCCAATGTTCTCAGGTGGTCGAAGGCGGTGACTTCGTAGATAGCATCTCGCTGCATACCGGCGGGGTCGCCCCAGACGAAAATCTGTGCTTTGGGGAACCGGGCATTCAGTTCACCCAGCAGTTGCTGACCGAAACGTTCCAGACCCATGTCAAAGGTGACGATCTCGTGGAGGACTTTCCATGTGCCAGCACTTGTCTTTTGTCCAATGACGGCGGCTGGGGTCAAACCGAAGTCGAGTCCTACTTGGATGGGCAGGGCTGGGTCGTATTCCAAGTCGGCGGACATCAGATTATCGTCGTACTCAGGCCAGACGGGTCTACCTTCCTGTACATAGGTGTATTTACCTTCGGCGTAGCAGCGTATCCAGTCTAGGTTTTTCCCGAGGAGCATTTGCTGGTAGTAGCCAGCGGGGAGGTTGCTGATGTTTTCAGCTTTAGGATTCTTTTGCCACCATCTTCCTGCGCTATAGATGCAATCGTTAGCTTCAGGATTTTCTGGAAGTTCTGCAAGATCAGCCTCGATGACTCCTCCGGGCTGTCTGAAGAATTCCCACTTAAACGCCCCACTCATCTTCTCCTTTTCAGCCAGCTTAAACCACCAATGGTCATCATCCATTGGGTTTGTATCCAATATAATGCCGTGCCAACTAGCACCGCCGTCCCGCTTAGTCGGGTATCGTCCGACTCGGTGTGTCAATCCGTCGATCACTGCCTTTGGTAGTTCCCGTGCTTCGTTGACCCATGCACCTGTCAACTCCAACGAGAGTAGCTTTCTCACATCCTTTGGCTGATCCAGCGCAAGAAAGATCACCTCGCAGTCGATCCCAGCGGCACCATCTCTTGCTGGCAGCTTGATGTGGTGGGTAATCGGTGGTGTCCATAGCAAGGGGCCAAAGGTATTCTCTGGGAACAAATCGAGCCACGTTTTAATCGTCGTGGTCTTTAGCATCGGGTAGCTGTTTCGGACAATCGCAAAGCGGCTGTACTTGATGCCGTCAATAGGACTAGGCTTTTGCTGCACGGCCTTCATCATGATCTCGGCACAACAGGCGTATGACTTGCCTGAGCCTACTGGCCCCATGACTCCGCGAACGAATGCTTTAGATTGCAGGAACTTCCAGACGACTGGGCTGGTAGAGAAGTCGAGGTTTAGCCCTGTGACGGGCATCTCCTTTGTGCCTGCATCTTTAGTTTTACTCACTGCTGCCCCTTGCGCGATCCCATGCCGCTGCTGCTTGTTTTAATGCGTACCCAACCGCCTCCTGACTGCGCTCATCGTTAGCAACATCAAGCACTGAAAATTCAAAATGACCATCCCAGTGATGTGTAATCACTAATGTGTAGGTTACTGGATGACGCTTTGTGGCAAGGTCTATGACAGTCATGCCTCACCCCGTTCGCGTATAGCGTCTGCTAATGTTTCAACAGCAGCTAGTTCATAGAATTCCTGCAACTGAGCGTGTTCGTCTGCTTGCTCATCGCACACCTTCGCGCATTCCTCGCGCTCTGATGCTGCAATTTCTAGGAACTTTTTTGCAACGTGTTTCCGCAACAATTCCATGTCAGCTTTACTTTTTCTGTCGTAATGATTTGCCCAATAATCTGCAGACATCCACGCCATACGGATAATGTCATCTCTGGTCACTGATTTCCTCTGCGTCTATGACTTCCGGCGCCTTAACATTAATGCCAATGACGCTGGGTTTATCGGACTCCTCGGCAGTATCCAGCAGCCCCGAGGCTTTGGCTAAGATTCTCAGTACACCCACTTTGTCGTACAGTTCTATGTCCAGAGTCCGCACACAACCGCCTTCTTTGTCGTAGCGCTCGTTGACTTTGATGGACTTAATGGCTTGCAGTGCGTGTTCAGGGATGTCTTTACTGGCTTTAACTTGTATATTGCCTTGGGTATCCCACTCCATGATGTCGGTGAGCTTGGTATTAGCAATAGTCAGCAGGGCATAGGCGACAGCTTCCCTGTTCTTGGCGATAGTTGTGGAGCCTCCAAGTCGTTCTTGGACTTTACGGACTCCACCCCAGTGTTTAATTGACGGTATTTGTTTGGTAACTGACATTACAGTGAGACATCAGACATCATTGATCTGCCCATTTGTTTTTTGCTGCTTATGACAATTTTCTTCCCCGGCTTAATCTTTTGTATTTCTTCAATATGATCGCTGCCCATAACGTAAACACCGCTGTCTTGGTTGGCAACAAACATCTGTCTTTGAGAGTTGGCTTTCTTTGCCATCTTCCCTGCCTTATTGGGGTAATCTTCCCAATCTTCATCAGGCCACATCAGTTCTTCACCAGCAGACAGGAACTTCTCAACATTTGCCTGAGTAGCCTTTTCTTTAGCCATTTCCACAAAGTCGGCATCTGATTCGCTAATCCCACGCAAAAACTTAATTAGCGTGTCAGAGGTAAACCGTTTATTTTTAAAGAACCCAATCTTGTCTTGCGCTTTTAACGCCATTTGTATAATGGTTTTACTCGGCGAGACCAAGTGTTTCTTTTGGTTATTTTCTTCTGTGTTGGTGAATATGGTGTACAGGAACTCAGGTGGGTATCCTTTTACTTGTTTTGCAAATAGTTCATCCCATGATCCACGATAAGCGGACTTGGGTATTTCCTTGATGGCAGAGATATCCCCGCCGTTGCCTTCGTAGTAAGCACCATGCTGGCTGGCAATCTCCATTAACCGTTTAGCATCTGACCGAGACAAGCTGACGCTTTCGCCATGCTCAATGCCGACGTATGCCTTTTTGCCATTAACGAAGATTGCCTTGTCCATAATCAATTACAAGTGGTATTACAGTTACCAGCATAGCAGCAGGTGGTGCAGTAGACACAACCATTAGGGCCACAGTAGCTGTTGTATGTGCAGGCTGCGTAGCTCATAGTTGCGGTAGCTGCTAGCCAGAGGGCGATGAGATATTTCATATGGCTCCTTTTTAGGATTATTAGTCGGGTACTCGCTGCACTG